AGTCCCACAGGCGTCTTGGCGGTACTCATTAAAAAAGGCCATTCTGTACAGTCGCCGCAGCGGGCAACGGCGACCTGCCGATACAGCCGCGGGCTTTCCGCGTCAATTCTAATCAAAGATAGCGCGCGCCAGGTCGTCGCCGATGATCTGGTCGCGCGCGTCGTCGCCCAGCCAGTGGCCGTATATGCCTCGCGTCGTGGCAATGTCCTCATGCCCCATGATCGACGCGACCGCGTGCAAATTATCCCCGAATTTATCGAGCAGTTGCGAGGCATAATAGTGCCGCAAATCGTGCCAGCGAATGCGCTCGACGCCGGCGGCGTGGCAGGCGGCCGCAAGGCCGCGATTTCGCCAATTGCCGCCGTCCGCAAAATTGCCGGTGCGCGACGGGAACACCAGATCGCCGCCGCGTTGCCCGTCCGGCTGCGCCAGCTTCCATTCTTGGAGTGCGACCAGCAGCGCGCCGCCAATTGGCACGCCCCGCACGCCCGCAAACGATTTCGGCGCGCCAACCTCTAGGCCGCGCGGGCCGCGTTTCACCGCCTCGCTGACATGCACCCGCTGGGCGTCGAGATCGACATTGACCCAGCGCAGCGCACGCTGTTCGCCGGCACGCAGCCCGGTGCCGGCGGCGAACATGATCGCGAGGCGGTAGGTCGCTGATGCGTGGGCGATGATGGCGCGGATTGTCGCTGGCTGTATTTTTGCAACAAGGTCTTGTTTTTGCCGCCCGCGCGCGCGCTTTTGCTTCGGCATCGGATTGACCGGCAGCATCCCCTCATCGACCGCATGGTCGAAAATCAGCGACAGGGCGCCCAGGATATTCGCCAGCGTTTTTGGGGAGCGCCCGTGCTGCAACGCCGGCGCCACCTTGCGCTTGATTAAGCCGGGCGTGATGTCGCCAATGTCGCGGCGCAACGCCAGCGCCGATTTGAGGTGCGCGGCGTATGTGCGAAAGTTGGCAAGGTAGCCGTAGCCGACCTCGTCGCGCTCGAAACGTGCGTCTAGGTCTGACATAAAATCATCGACGACATCGACGAAACTGGTGCGCTTGAAAGCGCGCCCCCGCGCTTGCGCCTTCGCCAACAGCGCCTTCGCCGCTGCCTTCCCCCGCACCGTGCGCTGGCCGCCGCCAATGTCGCGCAGATCGACGACGTAGAAGCCTTGGCGGTCTGTTCGCTCTCTGAAATGGCTCATTCGAATTCCTCCCGGCTGCTGGTTTTCCGCCCCTTTACTATAACAATTTTTCATTACGCCAACAGGCTAAAAAACGACCGTCAGGAAATATGGCATTCCAGCGGTAATCACGATTTTTGCAACCAATTTGCAACCAGACAAAAAAAAGCCGCCCCGGAGGGCGGCTAAGTCATTGATATTGTTGGTTGCGGGGGTTGGATTTGAACCAACGACCTTCAGGTTATGAGCATGTTCAGCCCCCAAAACGGCGGTCGCGGTAAGTCATTGTACCCGCTAGATTTTCTCGATACAGCGCAGATTGCAGCCGTTTTCGTTGGCCGTGTGTGGTCGCCGGTGGTCGTGGGTGGTCGTGGGTGGTTGCAACCATTTTGCAACCGGGGCAGAAATTTCCTGAAGGTCATCGTAAAGGGCAGCGGTTTCAGACCGGCAGGCCCGGCGTGTAGCCGTTGGCGCGGCTGTACGTTAAAATGTCGCCGCGCGCGTCGGGCCAGTCGACATAGCTGACGTGGACCCAGCCGGAATTCGGACCGGCCTTCGGGTCGTAGAATTCGAGGATGATTTGGTCGAAGCGGCATTGCTGGCTGATCCAGCGGGCCACATCCACGTTAGGAATTGAGGCTATCTCAAAATCGACAGCGGCGCCGTCGCAGTGCTGCGATTTGTCAGCCCCGCCGATGGCGCGGTTCAGTTCCGGCGACCTGTAGCCGGAGGACGGGATGATAGGCACGCCGAACTCGGCGCGCACCCGCTCCAGCACGCCGTCGCACAGTTTTCGCAGAGCTTCGATTGCGGCGGCGGGCGGCGTCTGGTCGATGCCACGCCGCGCCGCCGTTTGGCTTTTGCACATCTCGGCCAGCGTGAAATGGTCGCTCAATCTCATTTGGTTACCTTTTTGACTTTTTCGAAAGTGCGCCCGCCGGTATATCCCAGGTAGCCAGCGCCGAACAATGTCCAGAGCGCGTCGGGGATCGCCTCCAATAAATTGGTGATATTGGACGCCGCCGTCGCCACATGATCCGGCCACCAAATTCCGACAATGCCGCCGGCGAAACAAAGCACGATCACCAAATACATGACGTAAAGGAACGACGGGCGGGCACGGCTTGTCCACGGGTCGGCGCTTTTCGCTTCCATAACGATGGCGCTCAACGCCGCTTCCATATGCGCGGTTTCGCCGGCAAGTTCGGCCTGCATCATTTTGGCCTTGGCTTCGGCACGCTTCTCAGGGTCGGGGAAAAGGTTGTCGATTATCGGCCCGGCCAACTGCATCAGCGGGCCGGCCAAGGCCATCAAAGGTAGCGGCATATCACTCGCCCTCGCCGTTGTGGCTAACATCTTTATCTTTGTGTTCAGCTATCCGCTCTGCACGGGTTCGACGCCACTCCGGCATGTCAGCATCGGCCACGGTCAGCAGCGCGGTGTAGGCTGTCATTTGATTTATTTCGAGAGTGCGAACCCGGTCGATCAGTTTTATTAAAATTGTGTTTTGCGTTCGCACCAACTGGTTCAGCTCGTCTTGCTTGTCGGCTATGTCCGTTTTCAAATCTTTAAGCGCGATGGAAACCGCGAGCGGCACGCCAAGCGTCTCGATCATTTTTACGACCGCCGCCGGGTTCATAGTTTCTCGCTCATTTTGTCACCTCGAAAGATTTCTGGAAACTTGCCGCTTCTGCTTCGGCGGTCATCACACACAGCTGGATTGTTGTCGTTTTCAGCGGCACGTCCTCGACGCGGCGGAAGATGCATCGGCCAATGTCAGTGCAGACCAGCGATACAACGTCGCAGTCGTCGCGCGACAGCACGCGCCGGTCGCGGCCCCGGCTGGTGGAAAATTGATAGCGCGTGGCGCCAATCAAAATCGACGTTGCTTTGACCTGGACGCGCACGACGCGGTCGTCGCGCATGGCGACAAGATCGACGCCGTCAGCCGCCGCCGGCACGGCGCGCCATCCCGCCATTTCGATGCGGGCGGCGGCGATAAATTCGCCGACGCGGCCAACGTCAACCGTCAATCGTCGCCCTGACCGCGCTTTGTTAGATTGCGCTGGTTGATCGCGTACCGTTGCAGCAGCACCGCGATTGAAAGAATACCGACGATGGCACCGATCAAAATGTTCAACTGCCCGCCGACGACAAAATTCCAGACAGCCGCCAAGCCGCCACCTGTCGTCGCAGCGGTGTCAATGTCGGCGGGCCGCATGGTCACGACCCCGGCTTCGGCGCGGGGGCGTTGACCACATAGCTCATGCCCTGGCCTGCCGCCACCATGCACGATGCGGTGCCGGGAGGCTTGGTGAAGATCAACGAAAAAGATCCGTCATTCTCGTCAAGCCAGATTTCCAGCATGTCGGCATCGTTGACAATTCCCCGCAGGACCACCTTCTCGCCATGCTTTGCCAGACTCTCGGCGATTGCGTCTCGTGGCGCACAGGGCGCCCGCTGCTGCGCCTGGGCGGGCATTAAAAAAGCCGCCCAGATGGCGGCGGCTGTGGCGATGGCGGGGCGTGTCATTCGGCCAGCGGGTCGTAGTCGCTAATGGCGTCGGTATCGCCAAGCCCCGCCAGCGCCGCTTCAGCGACCGGCGGCAGATCACGCAGGACTTGACGCGCTGCCTCGACATCTTCGACCGACCTGACACCGGGTCGGCCGGTCAAAGCCTGATTGGCTTCGTCGTCGAGTTCGAACAGCTTGGCGTTACGATCACCACGGATTTGTTCCAGCCGTTCTACACGGGCTTTTGGTAGACGCCATTCGTGGGTCTTCAGATCTTCGGCGCTGATCTCGACGGCCAGCGTGTCGGCGTCCGGTACAACCTCTTCCTTTGTTATGACCCCATCAGCGTCACGTTCAGCGGGAACGGTATTGGCCTTGACCAGTTCAGCAAGGATACCGCTGACTGATCCGGCGTCACCGACGATGGTTGTGGTTCCGTCTGCGTTAACGATTAGCTCATTCATTCTCTATCTCCCCGAAAAAAGCTACAAATAAAGTATTGCCAGCACCCGCTGCGTTAGAGGCATTTGCCGTTCGTATTTTGCACTGTGTCCGATCAGAACCGCTACCATCGACGCTCCATGTGTAGCCCAGTGTCGTTCCAACATCGATTGTTGCAACCACAGCATAGGCAATCCCAGAATTGGACGTTGTTGCCTTAAAAGGAATGCCAAAAGTCATCGTGTAAACACCGGAACTGTTAACTGTGGTAGATTTAATGTTATAAGAAGAAACAAGAGGATTGCCGCTATACCCAATTTCCCAGCAAAGCCAAGCCTTCGCCTTCCCCAGATCAACACCGGCTGGCAAATCATTAGCCAGACCCCGCACCATCTCATTGACCTGACGCTGATCAACTGCTGGTGCCGTGACGTATGCATTGGCGGAGTTCTGCTCGGCTCGTAAGTCGCCCCACAGCTTGCCCTTCTCGCTTGCGCCACTATTAACAGTGGGCTTGCTGTCTACAACCAGACCATCAAAGATCGTGATGGCATCAGTCTGGGTAACCAGCACCTTGCCCGTCAGCGGATCAACATCAACATCCAGCACTGCATCGGTGCTGCCGCTTTGCAGTAGACATTCGGCAGAGGCGACGAACATGCCTTTTTCCGCATCGTACATCTGGCGGATTTGAGTGGCGGTTGGGGCGGTGGCTGATAAACGGACAAGAGCTAGTGTACTTGCGGTAGCTGGCGTTGACGATCCTTGAGGATGAACGCCAATACCCAGAGGAAGATTACCAGTAGACGACAGCGATCCTGCATCTGTAGTACTCACCCCAATAGATACACCGTCCACAAACAGCTCTCTAGATGTGCTGCTATAGCGGACCCAATCCACTTTATGCCATGCATTATCATCGTATGCCGCAGTGGTCTGAATGCTGGGAGAAGCTGTTGCCCCATCATCAAAGCATAGCAGCGTGCCATCTGCTTCCATACGGATCAGGAAGCGGAGAGTGCTTCCCGCATTCTCAAATCCTATGAAACTTTCAATAGCAGCGTTACCGTTTGTCTTAAACCAGGTGGTCGCATACAACGCGCCGGTAGTGATTACATCCCAATCAGCATCGCTGGCTCGTGTTAGGTTGTTTGATGCACTGAACCCGCTGTAGCCTTGCAGTTCGGCCCCACTGGCCACTGCGGCAGCGGTGATGCTCCCGTTGGCTGTCAAAGTGTTGGCCTTGTAGCTGCGATCCGCTGTTGCGCTGTTGGCCAGCCATGCGCCACGGATATCGCCAACCATGTAGCCTGTATTGACGTTGCTTGTAACTTTCACGGTCATGTGATTTTTAGATGGTACACGAACGCCTGCAAAATCGTTAAATATTGCAATACCCAAACCGCTGCCGTGCGCTGCGACAGACATATAGCCGTGCATATCCATACCATTTTCTGGATCAAATGTGTATGGAAAACTATCATTTCGTGTCATATTTTCCTTGGCCCAACCATCCGCAGTAACGGCGCTGATAGGACCTGTGGTAATAAGACGCTGGCTGTTTGCTACGGAAAGAAAGAATGCACCTAGGGAAAATGCACAACCTGCATTACCAACCGTTCCATTGTTATCCCAAACATTACCATCATCTTTAAGCAGAGAGCCGCCCACTGATCCAGTACCATATGACACACCAAAGCATGGCATAGGCAAACAGGTGCGAGGATCTAAAGGAGGTGCGTCCGAAAATCCAGCAGCTACATACACAACATCGTTATCAGCTAAAGCTGGCGTTGTAGATGCAGTCAATGAACGTGGCCATCCTACTGTTCGTTCAGCCCATGCGCCAGAATGTGGATCAATAATGCTAACGCCGTCTTCACTGCCTACAATGATGTAGCCCATACATGCTGCCACAGAAGTTGGCGTTGCAGCCCCAGTTATCGTTACTGTACCTAAAGGCGTGGTCGATGGCGCACTGCTGGAGACTTCGGTCAAGTCCCAAATGTTAACTTCGGTATCTGCGCCAGCATCTTCGATGGTAACAAGCATCAAGCTGGAATACAGCGATGCTACGCCCCATTTGCCATTCCACGCTTGACCGTCCACTGATGGACCAAAGATGGCTTGGTCAACGAAATTGGCGTTGGCTTCGAGGACGCCAGCGTAGGCACTCTCCGCGTCCGTAATACCGAGTGCCGTTCGTGCTGCTGCCGCCGACGTGGCGCCTGTGCCGCCAGAGGCAACGGCCAATGCGCTTGTCAGCGTGACGTTGCCCTGGTCGAAGTTGGCAACGTCAACCATAAGCTCGCGCATGGCGTTATTGACATCGGACGGCGCCATGCCTTCGGCTATGCTGACCGAATGCACGTCCGTATTTGATGCAGCCGTTGTGCTGTAATCGTTCCAAGAGTTCTTGGCCATTTCTAGCTCCGTAAAAAACCCGCCATGGCGGGTTGGTTAGGTTATTATTGCCGGCGGACGGCGCGCATCGCGTCCCGATATTGTTGCAGTTCTTCCTTCAGATGCGGCTCGGACGCCTGTACCGAAATCAGTCTTGTCAGGTGACGGTTAAAACTGGTGGCGTCGTCGCCAACTGTCCGCATGCCGTCGGTTATCCACCGCACGAATCGGGGGCTGGTCAGTAGCTTTGCTCCACTGAAGCCCAGCGTTACCGCCCCCGCCGCTCCAGCGGCCGCCGCTTCAAGTCCACCTGAATAAGCAAGGTTGGCGCCACCGCCGGTAAACAAAGACCCCCACAAAACATTGCGCGCAGTGTTGCTGTAGTTGCGGAACTTGTCCGCATCCTTGAGGGCCGCAGACACTTTGGCCAAATCATCGAGTTGCGGCCTTAGCTTGGCGTATCTTGTGCCACCAAACAGCGCCTTTTTTGATTCCGGCGCTAACTTGGCCCAGTTGGTCATAAATGTATTGGGTGAGAAGTCGGCCGCCGTATCGAATATGTCATCGCCAAGGGATTGCGCGTTAGGTTTAGCCCGGCCTAGCTGGTGCAAGACCGTCCCGGCGACAGCGTCGAACTCTTCCGGCAATAATGACTTGCGCAGCTTGGTCAGTAGTGTACCGCCGTCGTTCATACCCGACTGAATATATTTAGCTACCTGTTCGGGCAGTTCCTTTTTGGCGATGTCGTTGAGAAAATCGATCCGATTGGCGCGAGCTTTTGCATACCATTGATTGGCCCGCCCCCAGGCTTTTTGAGCGGCAGGGCCGGCTTTGCTGGCAATGGTATCGTCTAGTGTCTTGGTTAGAGCGCCGTACAAAGAGGCGTATGCCGCATGCTGCTCATTGCCAACGAATAGTGGACTGTTCAACTTCTTGCCAATGGCGGTGCGTATCTGCCTCACTGCGGCGAACGTAACGGTGCCCCCTGTGGCGTCCTCCATAAAATCAGCAAGCAGCTTTTCGTGTTCGCCGGCAAAGCGCTTTAACAAGCGCGGAGAAGTTGCCAACGGGCGGATGACGCCTTCAAGGGCATCTGCAATTGGTGTAATATCAACGGGCGTGTTTCTGTCGAAGTTTCTATAGGCGTGATTGTAAAGAACTTCGGCATTGTCCATGAACCTATTCGCGGCTTTCTCCGATGCCGCGCGGACGTGCGTGCCAAGCCGCTGGGGGCTGTCCAGAATCGGGCCGAATTTGCCGCTGATCCTTTTTGACGCTGCCGTCAATTCGCCAAGGGTTTTCTCATAAGCCTGTTGCATAACACCGGCACCGCCAGGCGCGACGGCTGCGGCATGTTCTGCACTTTGTATTCCAGCACTGCCCGTCACGGCACCCGCCCTTGGCGTCACGCCAAGACGCTGAAACGCCCGTAACCTCTGGGCAGCCTCTTTGCCACCGCCAAGCAGTTTCTTAACTGCTGTTGGCGCAACTTCGCCAAGACGGTGGCCGGCGAAATTCAGGGCGGTCACACCGGCAGCATCAACCACCCGTTCCGGCAAGCCTCTGGGATCAACGCGCTCGTATAAATTGCTTGCTATCAGGTTTTCGATTTCTTTGCCGCCAGCAGCGCCCAAACCAACGCCTGCCGGGATGCCCAACAAGGACGCGCCGCCTGTTGCGGGGGCGGCAGCGAGTGCTGGCGGTGTCGCCAGGGCGCCGCCGAAGACGCCACCGACAGCCTCGGCAATTTCAGGCAGCACGGCTGGCACGTCGCCCCAATCCGGCCCAGGCGGATTGTATAGGGTCGGCCTGCCTGTATCGGGATCAGTGAAGACAAAATTGTCATCGCCGTATGGTTCAGCGTCCGGGTAATAACGCCGCATGGTCGCCAGCCGCGCCTGCGGGTTTGGTGCGCCGCCTACATCGCGCCGAACAGCGGCCGGTGCGCCGCGGTCCATATCGATTTGCTTCGGCATCGGCACCGACGCCGCTATATCTGCTTGTGTTAATTCCCGCGCCATTAGTTGGCCACCCATACTTTGCCGTCAGGGGATTGCCAGACCTGCTGGCCCTTAAACATTCTGCCTGTCGGCTTTGAACCGGCCGGCATACCTGCTGGCACATTGTCTGACGGCTTGTCTGGCGCCTGCTTAATGCCAAACTGTTGATTGAGCCGTTTTCTGTTGGAGCTGATTGTGGCATCGATATTTTCAACGTCGGCCATAAGGTACTTGGGATTTATGCGGCCAAGTTGCGCCATAACAGTTGTTGGGTCTTGCAACCACGAGTGCAGCAAGTCCAAGTCCGGTCCCGCCAAAACACCCAATTTTGCTGCGTCCTTCAGTGCCAGCAACACAGCCGTGTAAGAACTTTGTATCTTTTTATAGTCTGCCGTAAACGGGATAATAGAGGGGCCGACTTCTCGCAGCGCGGTTTTGTATGCTTCCCACTTCTGTTCGACTGCGCCTTGCATGTCAATTTTGCCTTGCGCGAGCGTTGATAGCGAGCTTGACACCATGGTTGGCTGCTCTGCCGTTTGCTGCGGGCTTCCCGTTTGCTGGGGCTGCGGGCTTCCCGCTTCCTGCCCATGCACGGGGTATCCCAACGCGGCGACATCAAAGCCCGGCACTTGGTAAGTCTCCGTCCCCGTTGGCGTGTTTACGGTGCGCTGCTGTGGGCGGGCTAAAAAAGCCGCCGACAATTTATACTTCCTGACCTCTTCAGGCGTAGCCGTGCCGGCCTTAACCTTTTCGCCAAGCGCATAAACATATTGCATATAATCGTTTTTGAAAGCCGCCGCCGGCTTCGCAAACCTCTGCTCAATTGACGCGCCGATGTAGGCATCAGGCGCTGCCGCTGCTGCCAGCGCGTTCATATTGACCGGGTTTCCAGCCATGTCTTTCCCGCCGTTCCGCAGAGCGGTGAGGTATCGTTCCCGCGCCAGCTTTTGGGTCTGCGCAGCGCCCTGCGCCCGCTTGGCCTGGTCGAACTTCATCTGGTTCATTTGCTGCTGCATACCAGCAGCCTGCGCCTGGCGGTAGCTGTTGACGCCCTGCGCCATGGCGCTGGACAGCGCCGCGCCCGTGCTGATGGGCATTCGAGACGGCCCGCCTGCTTGGCTGAGTACCTGGGCCGCGCCTAGCATTGCCTGCGCGCGCGGATCGAGCAGCCCGCCAAAGCCGCCGCCTGCCGGGCCGAACAGCCCGCCTTGATTAAACAGATTCAGATTGTCTGCCATCAGCGTCTCCTACAACAAGCTCAGACCAGCGCCGCCAAGGGCGCCTAGCCAGGGGTTGATTTTCATCATGTTTGCAAGCTGGGCGCCCGATAAAGCACCGCCCATCGCGCTGGCGGTTGGGTTCGTGAATTGTGGCACAGCCACCTGTTTGGTGCCGATATTGGCTGGCGTGCCGCCAATCTGTCCAATATAAGCGTTCAGCATGTCGCGTGGCCGCTGCTGATAGAAATCAAATCGGCCAACTTGGTCGGCAAGCTCTTGCTGCGCCTTCGATCCTTGCATCATGCCGCTCGATAGCAACCTCGTCGGGTCGGCATAGTCGGCAGCGGCGATCTGCGGTGCCGTGCTAATCATCTGGTTCTGGCGTGCGCGCTCTGCGGCGTACTGTTGCGCGCCAACGTCAGCCAAGCTGCGGCCAAATGCTTCGGTGGCACGCTCTGTCGCCAGTTGCTGGGCGTTGCTGCCCAGGCGACCGGCGCGTGCAAATTGGGACGTAATGCCCGGCAGCACGCTTTCCGTGAATTGCTGCGTGGCAGGCCGCACGGCGGCGTTATACATCTCCGTATATCGCGGGCCGCCAAGCCATGAGCCAGACAGCGTATCAAGCGCGCCTTGCTGCGCCGCTGCGTTCAGCGGACTACCAGCCGTGGCGCGCTGTCTAATTGCGTCTTGCGCGGCGATGGTGTCCGCCGAGAAGGGCGCCACCGTCGAATGCGGGTAATATTCCTGTGGCGCAGTCTGGTACTGCCTCTGCGCCTCGCCCAGGCCGTAGGATAGATACGGCTGCACGCCGGCCCACGGGTCTTGGTTGGTTGTCGTCACGGTCTGCCCGCTCGGTTGCGATGATCCGCCTTTTGACATCTAAATCTCCTTGGCCAGAACTCTGGCCACCTCGTTGTAGTCAGTTAGTCGGCGCGCCCAGCCTTTTCGGCCCACCAGTTCTATGCGCCGGCACCCCATGCTCGACGCCCATGGAATAACCATGTCGCGTTCGAGCGCCCGCAATTCGTCGTACTCACCGCCAGCCAGCCAGATGCGGCAGTGGCTGCCCTGCGGGTAGCCGACGATCTCCGTCACCATGGCCGAGTTTGCCGCCGGCCAGAATTGGGCCTGGCCGGCGCGCAGCAAATCGAGAACATCGTCTTCGCTGTGCGTGCCGCCGGCATGTTCCAGCGCCGCCAGGATATGGTGGCGCAGGCGGCGCCACTCATCCCAGAATGACGTAGCGATAGGTTCGATCTGTCTGGCCGTTGTTTGCATGTGTCAGCGTTAGGGTCTGTTTGCCTTGGGCGCTTACATAGATAGTTCCGTTGCCAATCTCGGCAGCGGCGTTGGCCGTCGTTGGCATCAAGCCGAAAAAGCTCGTCGCACTCAGGCGCTTGTCCGCCACCGTCGTCGTCGCGCTGCTGGCGGTCAGCGTTACGCTGCCTGTCGAGTTGACGCCGCCGTCTAATGTTCTGTTGACGACCTCCGCTATCTGACGAGGCGTTGCGCCGCCTTGCGGCAAGCGCCGGTATTGATTGGCCATTAGCGCAGACCGGCGGCCTGGGCCTGGACATCCACGCCGCGCGCGTCGGTCCATGTGCCGCTTACGTTCAGCCGCACGCGGTGGAAGCGCCCGTTGCTGCGAACCGGCGCCCAGCCGTCAGCGTTGACGCTGGCCGCCGTGGTTGCCGTCTCGGTGTCTTGTTGCCGGTTGCGCGTCAAGACTTGCACCGTCGTCGTCGGGCTGACGCCCGTGACCAGCGGCGTGACCGCGTTGACCAGGGCGCGCTGCCCGTCTGGCAGAACCTGCTCGCCCGTCTCGATAACGGAGGTCAAGTCCGCGCCAGTGAAGGTGCTGATCTTGCTGTCGCCCGATCCGGCAAAGGCGAACTGTCCGCCGTTATAGAGCGGGCTGTCGAGGCTTGCCGGCAGCGCATCCAGGCTGGCGCTGATGTTGTCGAGCGTTTCCAGCGTGTAGCCAGCGGTGTAGATAGGCGCGACCAGATCAGTGCTGACATCGCCGCGCGACCAGCGCCCCAGCGCGTAGTTGTACATCAGCAGCTTGTTTGGCTGCGACCCGCCGTTGCCGTCAGAATAGGCCAGGACGTATAATTTGTTGACCGGGTCTATCGCCGCAGAACAGCGGTCAACGTCGCCAATATTCAGATCGTCGGCAAAATACCGATCAACTTTTTCCGCGCCGATGGCCTGCGATGTTGCGCCGTTGAAAAGTTGGAACCCGGAACTAGACCAGAAGATCGTGCTGCCGCCAATTGATGCCACGGTGCCGGGTATCGCGCAGCCCCCGGAAGTTTCTAGGGAATCGAACTGGAAGACCAGAGGCGAGCCGGCGTAGGTCGCTCTGACGATGCCCTCCTCGCACAGAATGGTGGCGAACTCGCCGCCGACTAGCCCGGTGATAGCGCCTAGGCCGTAGATCGTCTGGCTGTCGGCCTGGGTTGTTGCTGACTGCGCCCACGACGTGCTGTCACCAATGCCGCTCCAACGGACTTGCTGGTTGCTGGAACTGGTGTTCGCCGTCATCACGAAATCACGCACCACGGCGATGTACTTGGCGGTCGGTGCGCCGGTCACGTCTGCGAACAGGCTGGACGAACCCAGCGTGTATGATTGTAATATCTGCGAATTGCTGGCGGCGATCACGATGTCGCCAAACTGGACGAACCGCCACCCTTCGTCGCCGGTCAGGGTGTAGTTGCCGGACTTTGAAATGTTATCGAGGCCAGAATCTGCCGCCGCAAACTCGTAGAGCTTCGTGCTGTCGCCGGCAAATATCTTGACCGTGCCGTTCGACTGTTTCGCCGCGTAGAGGCCGCGAAGCCGTGCGTCAGCCGCGCCGGACAGGGCCGCCAGGCTTGGCAGCGGTCTGTAGCCAACCGCCGTGGGGATGACGTTTTTCGCGTCCACGCAGCCTGACCCCAGGTCTGGCTGGTCGGGCGTCCATTCACCAAAATTAATTGCTGTCATATTCGGACCCAACTTTCACTGCCGGCAGAAACCGACGCCCAGATTTCCGAACCGGCGGCGATCTCTGACCATGTCTCGTCGCCCGCCGACACCGACGACCACGCTTCGCCAAGCTCTTCAGCGGTCGCGCTGATCGTTGCGGACACGCTCAGAGCGGCGGTGGCGTACTGGATGCGCGTTCCTTCCGCGCTGATCGTGGCGCTCGCCGCCAGGGCGCTTTCGCCCAGGGCAATCCTGACGCCAGCGGCGGCCAGGGTGACAGCCGCGCTTGGCGTTGCGGCGCCTAACGCGACCCTAACGCCTGCCGCTGCGGCGGTCGCTGAAACACTCGGCGTGGCCGCGCCTAGTGCAACCCTGGTGCCTGCGGCGGCTGTCGTGGCCGACACGCTTAGTGCGGCACTGCCGCCGATTAATTTCGAGCCTGCCGCCGCGACGGTCGCGGAGACGCTTAGTGCAGATGCGCCCTCACGCAGCGCCGCCGTGTCCCAGAACGAGTCATCGAGCGAAGTCGGGAAGTTGTCGAGGTTCCCGCCGTACCAACTATCTAGCTGGTCAAGTGTCGGCCCGACGATGTCGGCCATGTGATTAGGCCGCCGTGATGGTTATCGCGCCGTTGGCGACTTGGAACACGTCTCCGCTGGCGATGGCTTTAGATGCCGTCAGGGCGCCGTGAAAGAGAAGGTTGCCGGAACTGACAGCATCGTGGATGCCGATGTGCGTGACCGTTCCCCAGCTTCCTGTGGCGGTCGGGAATGTCACCACGCCCGAACTGGTTGCAACGCCGCTAGACGCTGCGCCGAAATTGATGTCCTGGCGGGCATAAGATGAGCCTGATAGCTCAGTGCCGCTGCCGGCGTCGGTCGGGTCCGATGTCCACAAAGACAGGAACACGTTGGAGGGCGCCGTGTAGGCGCCCGTTCCCAGCATGTGGTCGAGCATTTCGTTCTCGGCGAAATTACTTAGTGCTGCCATGATTAGCTCCTATGGCGTAGATGCGGTTTTCATCTGAAGAGGCGATCCGCCCCAACGGGCTTCCTCGTCCTCGGCTTTAATCTCGCCCATCGAGCGAGAAAATAGCTGGTCGAAATTGTTGGCCTGGGCCGGGTCCATCAGATATCGATGCGCCTCGACCAGCGTGCCGTACAGGTAGGCATCCGGGCTGCGTGTCAGATACGTGTTATTCGCGTTGGTGGAACTAAGCGCCGGGATGCCCTGGGTGTATAAAATCTCTGCGGTATATCCGCTGTCCGGCGTCGGCGCGAATTTGATCTCGGTGCCGATCACCGTATAGGCCAATGGCTTGCCGCCAGTGGTGCTTGGATAAGTCCGTTCCAGCATGGCCGGCGGCATAAAGCGCAAGACCGTGGTCGGCGTGGTGTTCAACTGCACCGACCTGATCTGCCGCAAGTCCGTCGGCAACGAGGTGTATGCGTCGTCAGCCGTCAGCGTGGCCGTGGCGCGGGCTTCCTGCGCACGCGCAAAGATAGTGCGGTTCATGCGGCCTTCGGCCATGGCAATGAACTCTGGGATGCGGTCTGTCAGGTCGTCGCGCCCGAGCCAGTTCGCCGTAGCCGTTTTCAATTCATCGAATGTGGTGATTGCCATCTACGCCAGCCTGCCGCCCGTCGTGCGGAAATGTTTGTTGTCGTTATCTTGCAGCCAGGCCAGCCACTTTTTCTTGTTGTGCTTTGGGTCGCCGAACTTGGCTAACAAGTCGAAATACAAAGCGGTCGGAATTTCAGCGACTTTCTGGTGGTGCCGCTGCGTGTTGCCAATCATCTGCCCAGGTCGCCACGCGGCCTCTTCCGCCTTGGCGGTGGCAAGCACAGCCGTGGCGTCTTGCTCGGTCTGGATGCCCAGGCCGTCCGCGTCATCCGTCAGCCAGGTCTTTTTCCGCAGCAGCGGATCAGACGAAAGTAATTTTTTACCCATGGGCCTCTGCCATAAAAAAAGCGGCCAAAGCCGCTGAAAAAGGTGGGGGCGGCCGAAGCCGCCCCCGATGTCGTTACTCGACTAGGTACTAGGTGGACAGATCATAAACGCCCGCATGCGCTTTGGGCGCGGACATGATGAGAGTCCATTCACTCGTGATAGCAAACCGGGAAGCGTCTCCGGCGACCACGCCAAGATCCTCGACCGCGAACATGCGGCCAGGAAGATGGCCGATGCAGTAGTGGTCGCTGTCCAGCAGGAAAATGCGATCGTCCGCATTGAACCTGTCGATTGTGACGTTCAACATCCCGAAATCCGTCAAGTACATCGACACGCTGCCGATGATCGTGGCTTCCTTCGGAGAAGTCATATGCAGCTGGTTGGTCACAGCACTGCCTGACGACAGGTCTGAGAACGCAACCTTGTTCGCCGGCGACACCACCATCATGTCGGGCTGGCCGCCGTCAGAATATGCAAGCAAATTAGCTGCATCAATCTTGGCCAGCGTCAACGCCGCGTCAGTCCCGGCGAGATCGGACACGTCTGAACCATCGCCGGATGGCGTTGTCGATGCACCAGTGACGTTGATGTTCGTGATGTACGACATCAGCTTGCCGCACTTGCGCGGGTCGGACGAAGATCGGGCTTCGTTCTTACACAGAGCCTTTTCGATGTCGCGCCGTTGCTCCAGCGATTTCGAAATCTTAACGAACGCTGATTCTTTGTTTCGGCCTGCGAGGGAGACAGCATCTAGCGTGCCACTTACCTGCGCAGCTTGCACCGAAATTTGGTGGTAGTTACCCAGCCGCGTGGTTGCGGTCGGATTCGTGTACGAGAAATCCGCACCTTCGTTTACATAATTTGTATCGACAGCTGCGGCAAGCTCCTGAACTTGCCACTCGTGATACACGGCCTTCGTCGTTTGGCGTTTTGCGTTACTGAAGATGGGCGTTTCGTCAGGGTCGATCCTCGTGATCACGTCAGTCAGATCTTCGCGCTGTCCTATGGCAGCGCTGGTTGTCCAAGTAGCCATCTTGTGGCTTCCTTTCTAAGATTCGAGCAGATAATCCACGGCTGCTTCCATGGCGTCTCTGCCCTTGTTTTTGTTGATGCGGTCAAGCCTGTCAGCCCTCCGCCTGGATGATTTTTCGGCTTTGCTCTTGGGCTTGCCTGCGCGCACCATCTTTGGTGCCGCCTTGGCCTTGGCCCTGGCCTTGGGCGTGTCCGTCTGCAAGGCGTCGAATAACATTGCCTTGCGCAGGATCGAAACTGCCCGACTGTCAGATGCTTGGGCTAACTCTTGCTCACTGAAGCCGGCTCGCTGGGCGTAGGTCACGACGGCGGATTTTTCCTTTGTCGCCACGGCCTCGTCCCGCCATTCGGGGATTCGTTCAAGCAACGCTGCCTGTTCGCTCTGAAGATGCTGCGCCCGCTGCTGTTGGGCAGCGTGGTTTTGCTGGGCCTGCAACGCTTCCCGTTCCTGATGGACTTGGCGCTGCTGTTCTTGTCTGTCACGGAAACGATCTCGCTGAACCATATATTCCAGCGGGTCTTCGTCGCGTAACTGGTCCCAGTCCGGCTCCGGTTCCCCGGCACCTGTCTGCAACATCTGTTCGGCCTGCTGTAGCCTGCCAGCAAGATGCTCTCGCATTTGGTGGAGTTCCTGCTGTGCTTGCGCAAATTGCTGACGTTCGCCCTCGACCGCTTTGCGGTCTTCGGCTACTGCCTGCGTCTTGCGCGTGTAGTCGCCCTGACGTTGATACCCAGCGATCAGTTCGTCCGCCGTTACATCGACCTCATCACCATCAACCTTGACGGTGTAGTAATCAATGCTGGCTTCTTCACTGTCGTCGTCGTCTTCGTCTGCGACCTCGTCTTGGTCATCCTCGTCCTCTGCGTTTACCGTTTCCACGGGCGCGTCGTCCTCGGCGTCGTCTGTGCCGGCGTCGGCTTCAATTTCCGCCGCCGGTTGCTCTTCCGCTTCAGCCGGGGGTTCCTGTTCAGGAGCCGCTGTTGCTAGAAGGTGATCGACCGCGCTGCTAACGGACAGCGGGCCAGCTCCAGTCCCTTCGGGGATGCTGGTTTCAGCCATAATAAATTAACCTTTCAAGGAAGGCGGTCTAGTCGATGCCTAGTTGCCGCCGTGCGAGTTCGCCCGTCGTGGCGATTTGCTCTATATGCCCGCGCACGTCGCGCAGGGCCGTGGTGAGCGCAAACAATCTTTCGCGCTCGGGTGTCTGATCCGAGGCGGTGGCCTTCCAGGCCGCCGTATAGGTCAGGTCAAGTTTTTCGAATGCGTCGATCAGAAGCTCATTACGCAGCAGAAGCTCTGCGGCCTTGCCGCGCGCGATCTCCTCCTGGGTCGGCATTAAATGCCCTCGGCGCCGTTGGGGCCGGTGTACGCCGGTCTGTTGGCCGGCACTTGATACACCGCGCCGTGCTCGTCGTACACTGTCTCCATCAGCGGTTGCTTGTCGTGGCCAACAGCATTCTGGAGATACGGCGTCACCGCGCCGTACAATTCGGGATACGTAAACCGGTTCTCGATGTCCTGTTGCATCCGCCCTTCGAAGGCCAAGCTCGGCGTGGTGTCGATGTTGCGGCTGTTAATCAGTGCGCGCACGCCTGGATCGACGCCAATCATGTCAGTTTCTTGCGCGAGGTGGTTTAGCACGATGTTGCCTTCTGGGTCGTTGATCGAGAACGCTCGCCCCAGCACCTCGTTAGGCACGCCATTGCCGAACCGCTGGAGATCAGCGCCGACCGTGGCGCTAATGCCGCCGCCACCGCCCGGCGCCATCATGCGCAACAGGTGGTCTATGTTGCCGTGCCAGCCGTCTTCCGGCCCAGGCACGCGGCCATGTTCCATGATGAAGTCTTTGGCCTGATCGAAGACCTGGCCGGCCTGGACTTGCTGGGCGCGGGTTTCGGCGGGACTCTCGTCGGCCTGCATCGCGGTGATGCCGTGGTATACAAGCAGAGGCGCAGCCACCGCGAACGCCCCTGCGCCGGCGCCAAGGCCAAGCAGCCCGCCGCCAGTGGCAGGTGTGGCGGCGGTAGTGCCACCGAGATTACTTACACCAGCAAGCGCGTCCGCAGACAAATAACCGGACGGGCCAACGCCGACCGTTCCTCCAACACCGCCCGGTAAGGCGTATGGGGCGGCGGATGCAGGCAGCCCCAAATTAGCGCCGGATGCCGACAGGGCCGCAGTCGTGTCGGACCCCGCAAGACTTCCCCAGGGCTCGCTTGTGCCGAGCACATTGCCCGGCGGCGCGGTCGGTGCCATCGCGCCGGATGGATCGAAGGGCAGCAAGCTAGGCGAACCTGGCGGGACAGCGTTGCTTACACCAGCCAGTGCGTCCGGCGATAGATAACCAGACGGCCCAATGCCTACCGAACCGCCTACGCCGCCGGGGAGTGCGTTTGGGAATGCCGACGAAGCAAGGCCGAGATTGCGGCCAGTGTCACCAAACAGGGCTGTCAAGGGCGTGTCGCTGAACGGGTTCAGAGCCTGGAGATCGAGGCCGCTGGGATTCGGAATGCCCGCATGTTCCATCAGGCTCTTGCCGGTCAGGAAGCTCGACAGATCGTTAGCGCCGCCAAGTAGGCTCGCAGCCGACAGCAGACCGCCAAGCGTGCTGTTGTCCGTGCCGCCGCCGAAGCCGCCCGAGGTCAGGCCGCCACCACCGCCGGACCCAAAGCCGCCAGACCAGTCGCCGCCTGTCGGGGAGTAGCCATAGGCCGCGGTCGGTGCGTAGGTTTCGTAGCCAGGCGCAGTCAGATATTCGGGCGTCGGTGGCGCCCAGGTTCCGGTCGGCATCAGACAACGCTCCTGATATTTGTGCCCTGCTCGCCGATCTTGTTGGCCAGCTTGATGCCCTGCAACCGCGCCTCACCTTCCAGTTCGGCCTGCTTCAACTGCATCTCCATCTGGAGCTTCTCGCGGGCAAGCTGAATATCGGCTTCCATCTTCTCGCGCTTGATCTGGATGTCTGCCTCGGCCTTGGCCTTGTCGATCTCGACCTGGGCCATGGCGGCCTGCGCCATCGGGTCGGGCTGTTGTTCTTGCTGCCCCATCTGTTGCGCCACTTCGGGCGGCACGTCGTTGAAGAATTGGCCGGCGTCTTTGAAGCCCGCCGCCTCGACCATCTTGCGCAAGGTGGAGACGTACTGGTTGATGCCGACGA